TCCCTAAGGGGTGAATTTTTTAAAGAAGTTATTATTCGATATAAGAAAATTCACCCCTTAGGGAAGAAAAACACCCCTTGGGGAAGAAAAACTACCCCTTAAGAAATTATCGAATGGCAGAGCTTAAAAACGAAATCATTAAAACAATTAGAAACCCATTCAAAGTATAAAATATATTTAATGGCAAATCAACTTAAAGTGAACATATTAAACACTGTATAACACAATGGTCAAAGCAACTTCTTCTTCTGTTCCCGTCCCGGTTGATATTACCCAAGTCACTACTCCTGTAGTTGAAAAGCCAAAGGCAAAGCGCGCTCCCAAGAAGGAGCCCGTCGTCGCACCTGCCGGCGATGCACCTGTATCCGATGCCACTGCTGTCCTTCCCGATGACAGCGCCGCTCCTGTTGATGTTAGCTCGGTTGACAAGACCGATGTTTCGTCTGATCTCAGTGATGAGATCGCTGAGCTTCTCAAGACAGTCCAGGCAAGAAGCGCTCTGGACATCACAATCAAGGCAAGCATTAAGTCTATTGAGAAGAAGGTCGCTCGTATGACCAAGCTCATGGAGAAATGCTCCAAGAAGCGCAAGTCTGGTCTTGCAAAGGTTTCTGGTTTTGAGAAGCCCACTGCTATTAGTGACGAGCTCGCAAAGTTTGTCGGTGAACCGGTTGGAGCGTTGATCGCTCGCACTGCTATCAGCAAGAAGATCCACGAATACGTCAAGGCGAACAATCTTCAGGATCCCAAAAACCGTAGAATCATCAACCCTGACGTGAAGCTTAAGAAGCTTCTCAAGACTGGACCCAACGAGGAGCTCAGCTATTTCAACCTTCAGAAGTTCCTGAAGGTTCACTTCAAGAAAAACTAAATTGTTCTAAAATACAATAACGGGTCAAAAATACAATACAATGTCAAAAAACAAGGTAAAATATTAAAAAAACGAACTTACGTCAACAATTAAAATTTTATTATTCCCATCTTCAGGAATAATAAAAGGCATAAAATTGATTTAAAATCATATATAATGCAAATGTATATAGTAATGACAGAGCCAACAGTTGCGACAAATGTTCGCAGATGTAGACAGTGCCGGGAAGTCGGCCATAATATTCGCAATTGTCCCTTGTTTGATCGTACACACAAAGAAGCCCTACGTGAATACCAAACATGGATTCATCATTGTATTGTAGACTATTATACTCGCAATAAATGGCAATACGATAATAACGACTCTCCCGTTGAAATCAATCTACTCACGTTGTTTCACAATACCATCCAAACCCATGACGAAAACCCCATTGAAACCGTGTTGAAGACACCCAACACTTGGATTCAATCCCAAACCCTTGAAATTTTACGTGTTTTAGGACATTTTTATAACTTCCCCAATACCGATCCGTATAAATCTCTCTCCAAAGAAGACTGGATCGGTATTTTGCATTTCGTCCTTTTGCTGGAAGTTGACCGTAATGGAACGCGTTTGTTTGAAGTAACGGAAGCAGTACCGTATTTATCCTCTTCTATTCAATGTTTTCCCGCTCTACAATCCATCCACGAACATATACAAACCATTCCAAATATATTGCCTGCTATTTTATTAAACCCGGAGTTCCAACTCGTTCAATTAAGCGATAGATATGCAAAACTGAGAGAACTACGCGTAGCGACTGCACTTAACCTGCGTTTAACACATCAAGATCTCAATGAGAATTACCGAGAAGAGATTTCGATTCGTAGACGTATGAACGAACTGCGTATACGACGAACACGCGTCTTGAATAATTCACGACAGATTGAATCAAGAGTGACTAAATATGAAAACGAGATGATCATGTTTTTAAGTTTACCTCCAGATCCGCCCATTATTTCCTTTCACCCCTGCGAATGCAACAATAACGATGTTTGTCCTATATGTTATGAACCTACCACAAAAATAGATATGGTGCAATTGGAATGCAATCACGAGTTTTGTGCTTCGTGTATATTTTTGACTATATCTGGGAAATTCAAAGAACATATGAACGAATTGGACGAGTGTCTTTGTCCGTATTGTAGAAAAAAGATAGATAAATTATACGGTGATGTTCAAAATATGAAGACGACATTACGTGGAATCTGCACTAAAAAGAATCTTCCACTTGACTTGACTCTACTCGTCGGTGGCTAGGTTGGCCGATTCGCTTTCTTTGATTAGATTTAACGGTTCTCTTCTTGGCGCGGGAGTTTCCGGTTCTGCATACTCATATGGAATGTCACGCGCATGTTGACCATACTCGTGTTTTTTCATTTTAAGGTAATCTGGAGTTAGCAGAGATTTCGGGATGATGAATTCAGATTCAAGCACGTTATACTCTTGTGAACCTATATTCAGATATTGATCCGGGTAAAACATAAAAAGCTGGATTCTACGATGACGTATAAGTTCGTCCGCCAATCGCGTATAATACACAATCACGTTATCTTCTTTTGTCAGTAAATGACGAGACGGCAATAGCAAAATACCTCTCTTCTTTCCATCTCTTTCTTCCACTAAACAATATTGTTTGTTCGTATCATTTGTTTTACAGGCAAATACATGATGCAAATTCAACAACACTTCTTCTTCATATGGCTGGAATGCAATATATTCTTGCCCGATTTTCTTTAGTTTTTTTATAATTTCGGATTTCTTTTTGTGGTATGGCCAATCCATAACGAAACATATATTGTGCATCATTTTCATTATCTTGCGGTTCATAAACAAAGACATGAGTATACGCATCGTGGTTCTGAATGCGTTATAAAACTCATTTTCTAAATAAACATATTGAATCGTCTTGTCTTCTGTCTCGTCTTCTGTCTTTTGTATTTTGCTTAATATCCGATCTGCGACTATATAGTTTGACGACTTCATTACTGGAATCGGATCGCCGTCTACGTTTTGAATCGGTGGGTCTATGGCGATAAACTGATTGCTCGCCGTCAAAATTCCAACCACCATTCCTTCTTCCACGATACGATATTCCGGATTGCATGGCATTTTCTTATCTGACTCGTTGTACATGTATTTTAAAAAAGCAACCGTATTGTTATATGTATTCCACATATCGTCATCTATCCATTTCGTCGGAAGTGATTCAATTTCTGTTTCGCTACTGGTAGATGGTAAACAAGGCAAATAAAACTTGTTTTTCTTATAGCCTACAATAAGAGCTATGATTTTTCCTTGGTAGTTCATCACTTTGTGCGTAACTTTCTGTTTCGCTTCGTCAACCACTGCATACACCTTTTCGCAATGGAAATTGGTTTTGAATTTATATGTTGACGATTTACTTGAATATGGAGCACATTGCTTGTTTACCATATGTTTAATCGTTTTTAATATCTGATACAACTCTCTCACATTTTTGTCGTTTTGAGCAAAGATCTTCTTAACTTCTACCGTATGTCCATTATCTTTTTTTTTGCGTTCATACCTACATACCAACTCATATCGTTCGTCGTTTTTGATAATGATTGCAATATGACGATCGGCGTCGTATAATGGTTCCTGGTAATGATGAGTTGGACAAACCAATCTTACTTTGTTGGTAATGTCATGATCCAACATCTCTAATATCACCAAATTTAAACCTACTGGAAATAATTCTCGGTTCGGTCTTGAGACAATGTCCCATAAAAACATGTGGTCAATTTTAACCGTGTCGTCTCTCAAATAGGCTACAAAGTTTTCAAAAGACTTGATGGAATATTTAAGAAAATCCAATTGGCTTTCGTTATTTACATCCACCTTCTTGTACAATACATTATCTTTGTATGGTGTTATATCCACCTTGTCTATTTCGCTCGGTTTTTTAGACTGAAACCGACTCACTAATCCACCGTTTTGTAACTTCACGAACAAATCTAATGTTAGTTTTTCTATTAACGTTTCTTTAAAGTCTTCTAATTGCATAGGAGGGCGCAAGTTGTGCTGGTAAGAATACAAGTCTGCGAGACATGCAAAGAACGACTGTTTGTTTTGGGGCGTGACTTCAATTCCGTAGCGTAAAAACACTGGACATTTATCTTTGACATAGTGATCTTCTATACACTTGTTTGAGTCGATTCCCAGAAAAAGTTGTATCGGTATTGGGATGATCGCAAACCTGCCGTGATCAAGAGTTATATTTGAATGCGTGAAATCTAATATAAAGGGGTTTTGTTCATTTGTCAATACTTTATTCTTTGTGTTTTTTTTGGTTTCATCTGGATATGCAGGCGCATTACATTGGTTTCGCAGTCGTTTTTGCTCTGGTTTATCCCAATTTTTGAAACAACAAGGGTAACATTTGTCTTTGACAAATCCAGGTACATATGCTTTATACAAATCGTGTGTTCTATCGTATACGTACTCACCCTCTTTCGGATTTTTGAGATTTTTAATGATACCTCCGCATGTTCCCGATTTTGCTTCTTCTTCCGTCAATACACGCTCACTTCCTGGTTTCGTGCACCAAAATCTCGGACATATATAATAATATGGATCATTGTGCTCGTCTTTACCATACTCCAACGCTTGAGTATACGGTTTGCTATCCTTTCCATATTTTGCGTCCATTTCTTCCTTTTCCTTTTTCGTCAGAATAATCGGTTGACGTTTTTGATTCACTTCACATACATTCTCGTACCCTTCCATTGTCTCAAATAATTTCGGATCGCGCTCTTTTATTCTGTTTAAAAAGTAATGAGCTGGTTTATCATGTTTATGTTTCCCGCCTCCTCCAAATGAAAAGTCTTCGTCTTTCTCTTCTTCTTTCTCTTCTTCTTCTTTTTTTTCTTCTTCTTCTTCTTCATCTTCTTCGTCTTCTTCATCGCTTTCTTCCAATAAGTCCATATATCCATTATCTTCTTCGTCATCCTCCTCCGTATCCTCGTCATCGTTTATCACGGGTACTACAAATATTTCATCTACTTCCACCTTTGTCGCGGGGGCTTTATTATCCCATTTTGATTTCCATCTCTCGGGTACGTTTTTCGTCTGGGTGAGCTGTAATATACTTTCCAAATATATCGGTATTATAAAAACATAGGCGGGCATGTCTATTTGAGACACGCGAATCGTACACGTACTTCCTAATTGGTTTTGTTCAAATGACGTGGGAAATCCTCCATTCGCAAAAGTCTCCGCCTTTCTATTGGCAAATCTTCCGTTTGTAGTTTTATATTTTGTTGCATACGCATTCATCATTTGTTGTATTTCCAAAACACTATACTGAGGATATCGTATTTGCAGTTGTTTCGTTATGATTCCATGATCTTTTTTAATCCCTTTGTTTTTCAACAATTGAGAGATGAACTGTTCTTCGTCGTCCATCATCTTGAAATATTCCACACGTTTATATCTATAATAATATCCTTTTCCGGTTCGTCTGGTGTCGTCCGGCTCTACTGAAAAAATGGCACTCAACGTACTCGCATGATCTTCCAATAAAAGTTTCTTGGATAGTTTAAATACACAAATATAGTCTATCTTGTTTATTCTTAGGTTAGGGTCCCAAAGAGATTGAAATCCCGTAATTGAATACCCAGACTGTTGTAAATAATCATTTATAGAGTCAAAAACTGGATTCACCACTCCAATGAGCCACGTTTCAAACGCCTGCGGCATCATTGGAACTAATAATTTCCCGCTTATATTAATATTACCGTTCTGTTCTAATATTATTTCAATAAACTCGTTCGTTTTAACATACAATGTAATATGGGGCTGTCCACCTGTTTTTTTCTTCATGAGCTGCTCCAATTGATTCGACGGCAAGAATGGTATTTTCTTCCCGTCTTTTGATATCTCTGTTCCGTAAAGCCTTAACATGGGGTCTTGCTTTTTCCCAATATGATATTCTATATAAGGAACATTTGCGCTTGCATGGATATTCTGAAAAATAGATTCCAGTGGTATATTCATCTTTGTAAACTGACTGTTGTTTTCTAATGTAAATGAAAACGACTCTATGCCATTAGACGTGTACACTGTAGTATTTTCATTCATGTCGTAGAAAATATCCATACTATGAAACTCTTCTATTGCCGCCTTGTTATTGGCGATATTTTTGGAAGCCTCTGCAAATTCGGCTTTCTTTGCCAAAAACCCTTGACTCGTGAAAATATTCTTCCCTGCTAAAAAGGGGAAATACAAGGCCGCCAATACAGATGTCTCATCTTCTATTAAAACATCTTCTGCGGAAATGGCATAAATTGTATTGTTTATGATTGAATGGCCATAATGGAACAGTAACTCCTCGTCCATGTTCACAATTTCGCGCTTTTTTTCTGGTTTCTTATCGGCAAGAAGATCGAACGGATTTGTAGCAAACCCTACATCAATCGGCATTAATTTCTTTTGTTTGTCTTGAAAAAGAACCAATTGGCGATTTCCTAAAGGAATTTTCTGCTTGATCGTAGTTCGGTTTTGAAACCATCCGAAACTCACGATATGTTCATACTCAAACTTCTCGTTTTTTTTCAGTCTCGTTTGCATCTCGTGACTGGTTATTATTTTCTCCAACTCCTCGTCGTTGTTATCAATTTCGGCCAAGTTCGTCAACAATTGACAAAACGTAAGTGCCCTCAGAGGAATCGTGTCGTTTCTGGTGACTTGTTTATACCATTGCAATAAATTAAACGGCGCATCAACCACTGCAAATAAGTATAAACCTTCGTAACTTAGTTCGTCTAAATCCTTAGAGAACAACCCATGTAGTATTTTATACTTTATTATCTTTATGGAATCATCGTAATTCAAGGAAACAGGGATATCCGCGTTCGGTTTATTCGCATGAAATGTAAATGATTGAGAGAGTCCTTCTTTTTTCAATACAGTCACGGTAAATACATCATTCATGGTTTATATACTATACATGATGAAAATGTTTATTCGCGATTCAATACGTATCGCACAATAGAATTGGCAACTATACTTCCAGCAATTTGGAATGATCCTGCAATGAACAATGATTTATCGTCCATTTTCATTACTCTGCAAACTCCATTCAACCCGACATTGTCGTTCCCTTCGTCTTCTGCGGGTATTTTACTGTTTTGGAAATGGTTCGACAAAGAGGACCACTTATTACTATCCGGATCATATTTACCTATTCTGTTTAATAAAATGCTGTCTTCGTAGGTATGTGTAAATGCCCCGCCAACATATAGACAATTATCTGCCTCGTCAAAACTGAGAGAGTTCACCACATTATTTACTCCGCCATTCATTATATCCCACGTCTGGTTTGAAATATTATATTTGGCAATATGATGTGCGTTCTGCGTCGTTTCTTTATTCCCGACACTGTTAAATGTCCCTCCGACATATACCACATTTTCGGATGCGTCATACGCCAATGCATTGCAATATCCTTGCAACCCCCCGGACAATTCACTCCATGTCTCAGTTTCCAAATTATATTTTGCTACATAAGATGCATGGATGTCAGTAATGCCTACGTGTGTAAATAATCCACCAATATACAATTCCGTATCATTCGGTTTTAGTATTGTTCTACAAGGTCCGTTTGTTTCTCCACCATAAAGACAATTCCATGTGTTTGATTGTAAATCATAGACGCCGACATAATTCATCGGTTGAGTCCCGGTTTGGGTAAACGTCCCTCCTGCATATAGTTTTTTAGTTTTTTTATCAAAGACTAATGTATTGCAATCTCGGTTTAATCCTTCCCCCAGTGGGATCCATTTATTTTCCAAGATGTAATACGCTGCAATATTATGGGCGAAAACTTGTGTCTCCTTCTTGCCTACTTTGGTAAAAACGCCTCCTATGAAAACAATCTGTTCTTCTTCATATAATGCAATACAAGTCGCTACGCTCGGGATTCCGTTTCCTACATGATTCCATGTTCTTTCCTTCATGTCATACACCGCCACATTGTCTATTGGAATCCGATTTACATGTTTAAAATGTCCTACTATGTAAATTTTCCTGTTTAGTTTATCCGACACCATATCCAATACATTCCCAGTTTCAATTCCATTACCAAATCGCAGCCATTTCCGACTATTTCTGAATTCTGATCGTAATTCATTGTCGTAGAACTTTTTGTTTTCTTCCGTTGTCATTTTATAAATGATCCCAATGTCCAGTATAGAAGAGTCCTCCGGGGGAGTGTTTTCTATCGGTGTATTGTACATCGGATTATACATCCCCGGTATTCGCGGTGCTTCGAAATGGCCCTTTTCCTGCATTTCATAATCATATACCTCGTCGTAGTTTATTTCCAAATTAAGAGAAGCCGTTTCTTCCTTATTATCGGCATAATCGTATTTTATTATTCGCTGTACAATACGGGCGACCGCCGGTTCAATCATTTCCTCAAATTTAGTTATGGCACCTTCCGCTACATCGTTCTCCAATAAAATACGAGAATCATCGTGTATTATTTGGGCAAGATATTTTTCAACAATAGGTTGAATAACGGTTTCTTTTACGTATTCATCCAATATATTTCGGGACTTGATTTCAAGCACGTCGTCTTTTGGAGTCTCGTCTACAATATTGAACTCATATTTATATGTTTTGGGACTATTCGGCTCACTGTCTATAATGATTTCTGTATTTTCGGTTCGTAAAGGTCCTAATGGAAGATGCATGATTTTGAAGTTGTTCTCTACAATGTTTTTTTTCCTCGTTTTTACAGCGATATTAGTCACTTTCGTAGAATAAGCCGGCATGTACAAAACCTCTTTCAGTGCAAATAATATTGGTTCATGTTTATGCACAATTGTTCGGAGCTGGTTTGTATTTTTGGAAATATTATGTATACTGCTTCGTTTTATTTCACTCGTCAAAACGTTTTTATTCGTAAATAACATTTTTTTTATAATATATATAAAGGTACCTAAAGAAAACTACATATCGTAAAAAGGATTGTCTTTGAGTTTCATCGAACAATACTTCCCTTCTTCCTTTTTATAGTCTTTTGGTTCGTGAATACCGGCCTCTTTTGCATTTTCCAATAAATACTTGAAGTTTTCCCAAAATTCCGTTTTATGTCCAATTGATACCGTTGCAACATGAGCCAATTCGTGAATGGCCACAAATGTCAACGTATGTTCGTCTATCAAAGTGTTTTCTCCATTGGTTTTGGTCGGGCTGAGACAAAACGCGATTTTTTGTCCTTTATTTTCACTATAAGCTGTATAAGAACTTGTAGGTAATGTCTCCATTACTGTCTCTGGGTTGAACCCATTCATCAATCGTTTTGTTCTGTCCTCTTCTGGGTGCTTATCGTGCATGTACTTGATTAGTTTTTTGCATTTGTGCGTTACGGTAGCCAATAAATCGGCCGCTTCTTGTAATTTCGTTCTATCTCTGACACAATATTTATTACCATCCACTGTTGAAACTATACATTTTAACTGTAACGCATCACTTGTTTGGTAATACATATAAGTGCAAACACATATGACAAATGCGATGACCACATAGATAACCACTTCTTGCATACTGATTTATATATAATACGAGCACATTATTAAAGTTTTATTTATATAATACTTTAATCAATACTTAGTTGGCTTCTATAGTGCTCTGATTCCATGGACCAATATCTTTTTTTTCAATCACGGGGTCAGGTCTCAATTGAAGATTTGCGTTTTTCATGGTTTGTCCAATTGTATCTAAACCAATATGATAACCGGCTTGTAACATATCTGGCATTTGAGGATTACTTTGATTCACTGGATTGAGAGACGCCCACTGGCTATTCGCGTCGCTTGGTAAAAGTTCGCTCGGATTGGCCACTTGTTGGGAAGATAATCCAGATGGAGCAGGAGGAGTAGGTTGCACTTGAGGTAAAACGGCTTCGGTATTTGGTTCTCCACCGGTCTCCATCTGATCCATAACCGTCATCTTTCCAGTAGAGTAATAATTAAGAACAATGGCTCCCAATATAAACAAGACTAAAATTATAGTACGCTCTTTCGTGAAAAACAATTTCAAACCTGATAGCAATCCAGACATTATATATAAACGCAGGATAAATTTTTTATGGATTAAAACCTCTAAAGACATTCTGCTAACCCAATTCCTCCAACTCATTTCCGAGTTTATCAACATCGTCGTCCTCAGATAAATCGGTTTCGTCCAAGAAATTATTGCGGATTTGTTTCGCTTCTAAATAAGATGCTATCGCGAAATCTCTCGCGATCTTTGCTTTACGTTTCGCTTCTTTATACATATTGTAATACACGTAATTACGTTTTTTCAGTTTCATTTCTTCTTTTTCCTTCGGAATCTCGATGTCTACTTCATTTAACGAAAATACTTCATCCAGAGAAGATTCCGCTAAAGATTCCAAAACGTTCTCTTCCTCTTCTTCTTCCTTTGGTTGTTCTTCTTCTTCTTCCTTTGGTTGTTCTTCTTCTTCCTTTGGTTGTTCTTCTTCTTCCTTTGGTTGTTCTTCTTTCGTCACTGTGACCGGTTTTTTTCCTATTCCTAAAGTACTTTTTGTGAATAAACATGTCTCAAAAAGATTTACAGGGTTCATCGTCATCATTTGTTTCACTTCCAGTTCCAATTGGAAGTTACGCGCCGAGCATCGTATTCCTTGAATTTCTAAAATAGTCATGATTTGTGTAGTTTCCGAAATACTTTCCACATTCACATCTTCCTCTTCCTCATTGAATACTTTTAAACTGCATTTCCCTAGACGTATCGGAATATTAACTCTCACGCTATGGAGTTTTCCCGATTTAAATAATTTCGCCGTAGGCGTGAATGACTCTTCTATGTCATTTTCCGTCAAAGCCGAATCAAACCACTTGTCTTTGTGTTCATAGAGCTGTGATCTGCAATACGTTTCTAATCCTTCTAAAAACTCAGTAAAGGATTCGTCTTCATGTCTAAACAACAGATCGCATACCATTTTTTTACCCGCTTTCACAATTCCTTGTTTGGTCGTACATTTCGGCGGTTGGATGTAAAATGGCTTTTGACCTGGATTCTTTAAAATCCGGATAAAGTAGTTTCCTCCTGTGATGGAACTCGGAGAAATACAACACAGTTTTGAAAAATCGTAGCTGGGAATCGGATCCACAATTTCATCCATTTTTCTTTATGATGAGAAATACCATGATTCGTTTGAACCTATCTACGCACTACTGTAATTACACACAGCAGAAGCATCGTAACTTCTTCTAATAATATTTCTGATACAGATAATCCGTTTTTAAATGCATACACGGTTTTGCTTACTATGCTATAGAATAAACTTAAAGACAGAAAGAAAAACACGTACAGTAAAAGATCTCTTCTACGAACCGCATGATATAAAATATATAAGACGGAAAACGAGAGAGATAATGCTGACAAAATAACATGAGACTTAAATCGGAGTGTGTCTTGTACATCTTCGGATATCCACAATAGCAATATGTAAGTTACGGCTAAAAAGAGAAACAAACTGAAGGATATGAAATCGTGAAATGTATATTCATATGCAAGTGCGCACATCATTCCGAAAAGATTCACCAGAAAAAAGAAATATATTTTTTCATTATAATTTCCAAATACTTGAGACAAAGTCAATAAATTCGGATTCCAGTAATAAACTAACCCACATAACGTCAAAATCTCTGAACATATAAACAATAGCAAAAATAGGTCTCTCATAACATAAACGTATATTTTTTGGTTTGGTTTGGTTTAGTTTTGATTAACAAAATCAAGGATCATTGTATTTATATGAATCATTTATGGGACACTTGTTTAGAATATTTCCAAACGAATGAAGCCAAACGGAATTTCAAGAAATGCGTATTAGCTCCTTTAGGTGAAATATTATATCAGGAATTTTACCTCTATGTGTGGATCATTTGTTTTTATCACATTTTTTTGATTCTTTTGGTTTTCGGGATATTGGTGTTATTAGTTCGGTTAGTACACCCCTTAAACTCTTATAAAATTTGTATATAGGCATTGTATATGTATGTTACAAACAAAACCAACGTCTCTGGCTCAATGTGTTCAAGAATATGCTGTTATAGAAGAAGAGTTGGAAGAATTGGCATCTAAAATAAAAGTCTTACGTGAGAGAAAACACGAATTGCAAACGAAAATAATCCAAACAATGAAAGATTCAAACTTGGAGAATCGTACTCTGAAACAAGGGTCTCATCATTTTTATATCGGAACACGTAAGCAATATTCTTCTCTGACTTTTTCATATTTAGAGACAATTTTTGAAAAAACGATTCCCGACAAAGCAAACCGCTGTTTTTTATTGGAATACCTTAAAGAAAATCGGGAAGTTAAAACCGTAGACGAACTCAAAAAATATTAAATATGCTTACTGTATATAAAACGCAATGGATTATGATTATCTTAATGCCATTATAAACGCTACAACAAAGGAACCCCGTATCATCAACGAAAAAAGCAACTTCGTTGTCGTCACCTACTGGTGGGGTCGCGGGAGACAAAACAATAACTTAGCCAGGCCGTGTGTTGCGTTCTACGAAATGTTATTGAAAAAAGGTATAAACTACTTCACGTCGGCGGTGAATACAGTTATGGAATCTAATCCAAACGCGGATTTCAATGTAATCGTAAACGATCTGTTTTCTAAATTCCACGTTGACAAAACGGGTGAAAGTTTTGATAAAATTGTAAAGGGTTATGCAAACACATATATGAATACGATTTACGATTACTGCGATATACCTATAAACGCCGACAAAAAAGATGAATTGGCTATTAAAAAACTGTCCAAGAAACGCGACAAACCGCCTGATTTTGAATACAAAGATCTCAATTACTTAATTCGTATTCTAAAAATTATTTTGAGAGAATCGTTTTTGATAAATAAGTCTCAAATAAAAAAGTTATATGTGATAAACAAAACACGAGATAGCTTGTTAATACGGTTTATGAAAGAGAAAGACGGAATGACTGAATCCGAAAAACGGTCTATTCTCCAACAAATAAAAGAACTTCAAACAGAAAAGAAGAACACCCAGGAAAAAATGAAGAAAATGTTGAAAAATAAAAAAAGTCTTTATTCAAAAGAATATGGTTTCAAAAAAGATTTCCCGAACATGTCTATTTTTGATATTTTGATCAAAGAACTACAATACAAATTGCCGGAGACATTTGAGACAATGATCGCGAGGTGGGAAAAACAATGTATGGATGCGCACTGTAATTTTTGTTCAGTAGAGTATCCAGAATTCGCAGTAGAAGGCCAATACCAACTCGCGATCAACGCGAAACCACTTTTTATCAGAAAAATGTTAGAACTGTGCGGACATCGTTCTGTTTTGTATATAGATGGTGATATGAATATACGAAAGTATCCTCACATATTTGACATGCAAGACGTTGACTTCATGGCGAGAGGTTGGTGGATCGACCCTCGGTCCAGTTGGAAAATGGACGAAAGTATCATGTTTGATCCTTATTTGTTTGAAACATCAGGAGGTACCATGTGGTTCTCTCAGTCGGTGGAATCAAAACGACTCATCCTTGATTGGGTTGTGGAATCAGCAAAAAGTTATCAACAAGGTAAAGCGGATGATCGGGTTCTTTCTCTCGTGTTCAATACCAAAAAATATTTATGCAATATGAAAATTATACAGTTACCCATTGAATACTTGTGGTTATCTTTGGATTATGACGAGCGTATGATGGAAAATCAATATGATTACAATAAAGAAAATATGGATAGAAGTATTTTCATTGACCACCCAGAATGTTTGACCAGCGAGGAAACAGCGGAAGGTTCCGGCGCGAGTAACGATCGAACACCAAAGTTTTATTCTTTTTTGGAAGAATTGACCCCGTCATCTGAGACATTCCATGAGTATATTTTATATCCTGATAATAACGTCCTATCTGGAATGCAGGCGTATTTTGATTTCATGGGTGGGATAACCTATTTAAATGACGGGAACGAAGAATTATATAAATTAGGATATGTCGACAAAAATGACTCAAAAAATAACGAACAACCGATGTATATTACATCACATGCAAATAAATACGGTACTCAGAAATATGACAAACATGAATCGGAAACGATAAACGATATTGTTGAAATAAACGAGAAACGTAGCAAGGATATACGGTTCAAAGGAACTGGAATTTTCAATGCGTATGAATATCAATTGAGGATTTCTGAAACAGATCGTTCTATTGAAATAACGCACAAAGGCAAAGCAGATAAGAATCTGATTCCGGTCATAACCCGATGTTTAGAAGAAGGGTTTTTAGTGATATATAATCCGTCTCATCTGAGTGGATATAATCCGAAAATATACGAGAAAGTGATGAAACAAATAAACGGGATTTATAGAAATATAGAATTCGGGTTCAATCCTAAAATCCGCAGCGATCGTTTCAGTCATTTTTTTAAACCACAGATCAACACCAATCAAGTTATGTTTTTTAGACCATGTAAGATTCTTGTTCAGTATTTACGAATGAATTTGTTTTTTGAAGATCTGTCTGAAAAAATGGAAAACGGTTCATATGCTATGATATCTCGTATTCGTATGGCATATGTTTTTACAAGCAAAACAAATAACGTTTCAATGAAAGTACGTTCTAACAAGTCAAAGTCCAAGTCCAAGTCCAAGTCAAAATCTAAATCCAATAAGACTAAATCCAAGACAAAGTCCAAGACTAAATCCAAGACTAAATCTAAATCTAAATCTCAAAAAACAAGAGGCGGTGGTGTTACCGATTATGAAAAAAATCTGCAAAGTGTATATGGTTAACGGAAGTCGGCATTCCAACCATTGTAACCATTCATAAACTTCCTCATGAATTTATCGGTTTCCCCATTCCGGAGTGAAGCATGGCCGTAATCTATTATCCATACCTTGTCTCCACATTCAATAAAGTTATATGGAGTAAAGTCAGGGTAATTAATCCCGATATCTCGCAGCTTCATCATAATTTCGCGAAGACTTTTCCATAGATTTTCCGGAAGATCTTCCTTATTTTCGCCATACATATCTGCAATACACATTTGCGGTATTTTTTCCATGGTCATTTTTTTCGTATAACCATCGTATTCGTATATTTTCGGAGTATTGACTATGCCGGAATCGTATACAATACGATGAATATAGTATTCATTCCATTCAACATTTTCTTTGACAAATGACATAGTAATGAAACGTTCATCGCCGAATGCTGTGCATTCAATTTTATACGAATATTATATTTATATATTGTAAATATAATGAGTCTTTTGGGAGAACATCTTCGTATTCCTATGGGATTGGGTATAGACAACATACGGGAATTCATTCTCGAAGATCCTTTAGAGATTACTGAGATTACAGTAGCGCCCGAATCTATCTTGGATAATATGTACGAGAGAATGGTTATATTGAATCATCCTAAGAAAAAAATGAATAAAACACAAAAAAAACATACTTAATCAAATTCCTTATTCAAAAACGAAAAGGCAATAGACATAGGGACGAACGCTCTATGTCCATTGTTGACAAAAAAATCTTCATAAACATTAAGGTTCTCGTCTCGAAAGTACACTTTCTGTGGAAAAATCTGGATGCTATAGTTTTTAATCAAGGGGTAAAACTCTGGGCCGTTGCTGTCCACATTTAGGGATCCCATATCATGAATCACCATACCCAATTTATCTACATTTGTCAAGCCATTTCCGATTCTCTGGAGCGGTTTTGACGGTTGCTCTAATTTTCTAACAAAAGACATGGATTCGAGTTCGGGAGTGCCACTATACATATTGATGATCGTGGTGAAATCGTTTTTACATGAACCTATACACTGATATGTTTCGGATTGGGGATAATAATTTTGATCCACGATTATCACCAACTTTCCCTTCAGTTCCGATAATATTGTATTCTTGGTCACCTTTCCGGTGTACAACCGAGAGTTGCATTCGTGAACAATTATATCGGCCAACTTTTCAAAAATAATCGGGCTTACCGTTTTGATTCGTAAATGTAAAAACAACGGATCTTGGCCATTATTCGTAGTGAACCCGGTCAGAATGATCCTTCGGCAAACGTCTTGAAATAACAGAGGTGGCGATTCCATGGAGTCATAGCTTTTTTGGGTGGAAAAACTCACATTCGGTTTATTGTCAATAGAATAAATTTCTAAATCTATGAAACGATACCCTCGTACCAAAACTTTGTCCAACGCATCCAGTGAGACATTTAGACTCTCGTTTGTGGCTGAATTCCAAGAACTCATGATCGCATATTCTTTCAACGGCAAATTCATGTTTGTACACGGCGATATTCGTGGCATCACTTCAAATGGTTCGGCGAATATCTCATTCTCACGTTCCTTTTCGTATTCTGCGAAAATCTGTTGTCTTCTTTGCACCAATTTGTATAGTATATAAAAGGATAATAGTATGACCAATAAGAATAATATCCGTTTGATGTCTGCCATTTATATATTGATATAGAAAATTATATAATAGAAATACATTTTATAACATTATGGCAGGAGGTTTACTGAATTTGATAGCTATAGGGAATGCTAATTTGTTTTTAACAGGAGACCCGACGAAGACGTTTTTTCGTGCAACCTATAGTAAACACACCAACTTTGGATTACAGAAATTTCGGATTGATTATACAGGATCACGCGATCTTCGTTTGACAGAACCATCCACGTTCACATTCAAGATACCCAGATATGCGGAATTGCTCATGGATACTTATTTAGTGGTAACATTGCCGAATATTTGGAGCCCTATTTTTCCACCGATTAAACCTATGCTCGATGATGACTCTACTGTCCTAAATGAAGGAAATCATTCTAACTATAAATGGGTCCCGTATGAATTTCGCTGGATTGACGATTTGGGCGCACAGATGATCAAAGATATTGAAATCCGTTGTGGTTCCTTTACATTGGCCCGTTATAGTGGAGATTATTTAAGTGCGATGGTTGATCGCGATTTAACCGAGGACAAAAAGAAAGCTTTCCGCGAAATGACGGGAAACGTATCTGACCTGAACAACCCCGCTTTCACAAATGGCCGCGGAAATACATATCCTAACGCTTTCTATGTAGAAAGTCCAACGGGTGTGGAACCTTCTATACGCGGTCGTAATTTGTATATACCGCTAAATGCTTGGTTTGGAATGGATACACGGAGTTCCTTCCCGTTAATAGCTCTTCAATATAATGAGATTGAAATAAGTGTGACAATGAGACCCATACAGGATTTGTTTCAAGTTCGTGATGTATGTGATGTAGACAGTGAGGGAAGTACGTATTCATATCCGTATATTCGGCCTGATTTTAATAAAGATCGTTTCCAAATGTTCCGTTTTTTGCAAAGTCCACTAAAAGAACACATTTATATTGCAACGGATTCCGAGGGTAATTATCCAGATTCCGCCATTTATAAAGATTCATTCCCCGAGAATTATGGATATCCAGATCCAGACGCATACCAAAACAGCATTAATATTTGGAATGCAGATATTCATTTAATAAGTACTTATGCGTTTTTATCCAAGGAAGAAGCGCGGCAATTTGCGAGAGAAGACCAAATCTATTTAGTCAAAGAAGTAGTCACCTATAAATTTGACAATATTTATGGATCAAAAAAAGTGAAACTGGAATCAAATGGTATGGTCTCCAATTGGATGTGGTATTTCCAACGTAACGATGTGAATATGCGAAATGAATGGAACAATTACACAAATTGGCCGTATGGGAGTCTACCCAGCGACATTCAAAGTGCTCCGGCAAGTTTAATGGTTCATCCGCGTGAACAAGGTAATGGACCGAATTACAATACGGGTTTATTTATCAGTGGAAAATTCAATGTTGAAAACCATAAACATATCATGGAAAGTATGGGGATTGTCTTAGACGGAAAGTATCGTGAAAACACTTTACCCAGAGGCGTGTTTGATTACATTGAAAAATACGCACGCACGAATGGTTTTGCGAAAGAAGGATTATATTGTTATCAGTTTGGTTTAGATACGAACCCTCATATGTATCAACCTTCTGGTGCAATTAATTTAGGAAAGTTTAAAAACATTGAATTGGAGTTTATTACCTTTACTCCTCAGATTGATACTCAGAATTCCAGTTATGACATTTTCTGTGCGCAAAACGGAGAAGCTGCTGCAGTTAACAAGACGAATTGGAGATTATATGAGTATACTTATAATCTCGTTTTGTTTGAAGAGCGGTACAACATTTTATCATTTATAGGTGGCAGTTGCGGAATGTTATACGCTCGTTAATCGCGTTTGGAAAATATAAAGTCTTAGTATAGTTATGGAAGACGTTAGTAATAATACTCTCAAACAACGGCTTGATGCGTTATTTGAAAAGAAACTATTCACCCAAATCGAAACTTTTAAAGGGAAAAAAAAGAAAGGCGGAGCACGCAAAAAGAAAAAAAAAGCGAAGAAAAGAGAGAATAAAACAAAGAAAAAGGCGAGTAAGGGTGAATCTGGCCGTCCTTTTCTGAGCAAAGAATTCGGGTTTACCTATGTTACTCGGAAATCTCTCAATTCGGGAAAGGGGTGGCGCAATTTGTTCAACATTATTCTTTTTATAGTTCCTGCACTGATTATGTATATTGCAGATAAAATCGTCAATTTTGATATACTTGAAATTACGGCAAGCGCGCGGAAAAAAGATAAATTATGGATTTATACTTCTGGTATTGAGTTTTTCCAAATTTTCGTCGCCGCATACATTGCCAGTTCCTTGTATCACATGGTTTTCGTGGAAAGACATCGGAGTATATTAGAACTTATACCGCTAATAGGTGATAGGTTTCCGGATTCTAAATCTTATGTCGTCAACTTTTTAAGTAATATGGCGTTCGGGTTATTATTCATACCACGTGGCGTTCATTATATTATAAACAAAATCTTGTTCAAACCGGGTACAAACGATGATGGAGAACTATACGGAAAAAAAGTCGTAGAAAAAAGCGGAATAAACATTGACGTTACAAAAACTAAGGAAACAGTTGAATGGCTTGTTGAAACTATCAATACTGGTTCCTTTAAACCGAACGATAACGTATTGTCGGAAACTAAACCTGCCGATGCAACAGTTTTGCCAGAAGATATGCAAGACATAAAAGAGTTTTTGCCCTATAGAGATCAACGAACTACCGTATATTTACTCCTTTATTGTTTTGCTTTTTTTATATGTTCCTTTTTTTTAAGTAAAATCGCGAAGCTTTTTTTAGACGTTTTTATTTTTAAAGCAAATCCACTCATGTACTTTTTTATTATTCTGGGGATTATGCAGTGGTTTGGTGATCTTGAAAAAATAATTTTTAAATTTAGTGAGACAGATACAACGCAATTTCCGTCTCCATCCACGTTCATGAAACTTCAAAGTGTATTATTTTGGATATATCTTATTAT